CCATGGTTCCGTCGTATGACGTGCCCAGCAGTAGATAAGGCTTGACGGTGTCACCGTCCACAATATCCGCGCCAGCGCCCACGGATGCCAGCGCCCACACGCGCCGCCCGTAACTTAACGCGCCTGCAGTTTCCAATTGAAACCCGCCAAGCTTGACCAAGTTATCAAAAAACCCCATAACGTCTGCGGGCTGCACCACGTGGTAACCGTCAGAAACTACGGCCAAAGGTGCGCCGGTGTCGCTACGGTGTAAAACCTTACGGCCTTTGAACACCTCCGGCGCAGTGGCGGAGGGGTGACGGAATAAAACCGGACTCTCGAGCACTGTATAAGCCAAACCGGCTTCGCGTGTCCAAGTTGTGATATCCGCATCAGCGCTCAAGGTTTGGCCTAAACCGTGCCAAGGTGTTTTGCCCGCGTAAGCTATTGCAGCGGTGCCAGTTGTTGTGTCGATCATGTGTGCCATTTTCTCTATCCTCTCTAGGTTGAATCAACAGCCGCCCGGCTGCTGATGTGTTGAATTCTAGTCTATTGTCGCGCCTGGTCAATTGAATTATTTCTATCGGTTTTGGGTTTTCGATTACTTATCTAAATAATCCAGCAGCCAGCCTAGGAATAAAAATATTCCAAGCGCTACTAATATAAATATCATGCGGCCACCTCGCGCCCAATATCGCCCGCGATATGGTGCCGCAGCATCGAGCCCACCGGCAACCCGCGTGCAAAGTCCCGCACCGTTTGCGCATCGTTTGCGTGCCCGGTTTTGCGCGTACCGTGCCACTGTATTGCCACCGGCCCGCTGGCAGCGTAGCAGCCGCCCGGGTTATCCGTGCCTACTCGTTTTTTACCCGTGCCATGGGCAACAAATACGACAACAAAGTCCCGTTCACCACGTGCGCACAATGGGGAGCCACCGCCACAATCCGAACACGTGAATGATTCGGCCAGCTCCGCCGGACAGCGGGCAAATGTAACCCCGTGAATTTTACGCGGCCAGCTCTCGGCAGTGTCCACCGGTGCAGCGTAAACCGCCGGGCGGCCAAGCTCTACAGTGCGCACCGCGTCCGCGATGGTGTCGCAGCTCGCGTTAATTGTGGTCTTTCCGGGTTTTGGTGTCGGCAGCGCCTCAGCAGGAAAGTGAGAATAAGCCCAGGCCATACCCCGGCGCGGGACTGCATCATAAACAGCAGCCAAATAATCCACGTCAATATGATCGGTGCCCGTCTCGCTTTTGGGGTGCAGTGCGCAGCTACGCGGGCACGTGCCATATGTCTCATGCTCTCCAGCGCGATAAGTAACTGCTATCGGGCCGGTTTTTTTGTTGGCTGATATTGCAACGGTTTTCAACATAACTCTATCCTCTCTGTTCGCTGAAGTATCTCAGCACCCTTTATTTTGCCAAAGTCCAGCAAAATGTCCAATTGTTTTTTTCGATCAAGCCTCCGGTGTCGATAGGTTTTCTTTTAGCTCTGCCCAGTTCATGCCCCGTGATGGCCATTCAGCCAACGGCGGCAGCCGAAGGCCTTTTTCCGCGAGAGCAACAGCATCGCGCCCGTGGTAAAGCAAAACCCGCTCAGGCTTAAGCACTGCACCGCCCGCACGCAAAACAAGCACAAAGCAAGGCCTGCCCTTGGCCGCATGTCGAGTCAGAAAAGCAATTTGATGTGGCCGCAATTTCACTTTCAAGCCACTTTGCACCACTTTTAGCTCAATGGTGACAAAGCAATCAGCCACGCCCACCAGCATATCGGACACGCCCAGGTTCACCCGGTTTTCGATTCGCTCAATATCGCAGCCCAGCGCCTTGAGCCCGTCTCGCACGCGTGCAGAGAATCGCGCCTCAGGTGTCGTCGTCACGGTCAATCTCAAAAACATCTAACGGGGGATCAGGCACGCCTGCATCAAACTCGGGATCTTTCTCCCGGTCGGTGCTGGCCAATACTTCGCCCGTGGTTGCGTCAATCAAAGCAGTCGGGGGCGGTCCACCGTACAAGCGCTTCAGCTCGTCCAACTTCCGCTGCACTTCCTCCTTCGACATCGAGTCAATTGTCCCGTGCCTGATTTCTTTGCGTTCAACGTAAATCGTGCCCAGTGCTTGTCCGCGCCGGTATTCGGCCTGCACGGCAGCCGCAAACGCGCCTGCAGCCAAAGCCTTGTCCCGGATATCCTGCAAATCTTTCATGTGGCGTTCGTACGAGGTGTTGTACTTTGATGCCAATTCGGCACGGTAGGCTTGGATCGCGGCCACCACGTGCGGGTATTCCTTAGGATTGGTCAGCTTCCATGCCATTACCGAGGCAGAGCCCTCCTTGTACCCAGCACGCATGGCGGCCTCTTTCAGGGTCACCCTGCCATCGCCGGACACGTATTCCTGCACAAACTTCCATTCCTTGGCATTCAGGACCTTTTGCTGCCTTAGGGGTCGGACCTCGCCTGCAAGGCGCTGCTTGGCCTTATCAGGCACCACAGGAGGCACGTTCCACACATCCCGCTTGGTCATGCAGTCCTCCACAAGCGCCAGCCGTTGTCCAACCGGCGCATGGAGAAGGTCCAGCCGGGTCTGTGGACCTTGGCAAAGCGTATGGCTGCCACCCGGGCAGAGGCTGCTTGCTTTTCATCCTTAAACAGGATGCTGTCGCCCGGGTCCATATCCCTAAACGGGTACGTTGTCCGGTCCTCGGGGATGGGGATATTTGCTTCGATCTGTATCAAGGACTAACTCCTGTAAATCAATAAGCAAATGTAACTTAACAATGCAGATTAGTCAAGATGTACGAACAACCCGCCAGCCGTCATCCACACGAAACACCTCGAACCGGCGATCAGGGTGAATCTTGGTGTGGTACTTGGAGGACACCCTGGCACTGTTGGCAGCTTCCTCCGTGGTGACCAAAAAGGTCTGGCCAACTGTCATTTCCCCAAAGGGATATTTGAACCGGCCTTTTTTGTTCGAGAGCAGGAGATCATGTGGAATCATTTTTTGGTTTCCTATAGGAGCTGGGGAGGAAGAGAGAGAAAAAAAAATTCACCTCCTCTAAACGTAGGGACACCCCAGTGAATTTCACCTCCCACACTACATTACATAGTGTCTTCAGTACTGTAATGACCTACTCCCCTCTCATATTACGCCTATTACGTCAAAAAGTCCATTTTATCGACTTTTCAAAAATGAATATACTACTCTTCCTCCCCAGCTCCTATAGGAACCCCAAAAATACCTCTTTTATAGGGAAAACCCCTATGAAAAACACAACAAAATGTACTTGACACCTAGTGTTTTCTAAATGATACTACGTGTCCCTAACACATGTAATTCTAGAAAGGATAGCAGAGTATGAGTCGAGATCCATTAACCCAGCTACAGATAGCTGATCTTTCCCTTAAGATTCCGGTCGAGGTAACTTACGCCTTGGACAGCACCGGAGAAGTCCAAGTAAAGAGTGTAGCCGTGGTCCACGGTCCGTTATCCTTGGACATTACCGCACTACTTACTGAAGACGACTTTTTTGACATCTTTGAGCAGCTTGATAATTGGTATTTAGGAGAACAGCCATGATTGACAACAACAACCCATGCGTACCGGCTGCGCCGGGTCTTTACGACGGTCTTTTGTCCTATGGCCATATTTTTGAGACGGGTGCGGGTAAGTACCTGAAGCAGCATTCTTTGGAATGCTGGTTGGAATTTGAGGCTGCTGACCCTAGTGTGGGTGTGAAGGAGGACTGGACGGTGTTTTATGCTTACTTGGACGGCGTGGACATTGCGGAACTCTTGTCTGAGGATGTCTTGCATGAGATTATTTTGGGTGCTATGCAGTATTGTGCTGACGAAGCGGCGCAGCCGTGATTCGGCCTGTGGGGCCGATTACTTTTGATATGGAGAAACCTGATGGAATCGAATAAAGACCCTAATTGGCCTAGTCCTGAGGAGGCGGAGCGGGCGCGGGAAGAGATGCAGTCTTGTGCTGTGGAGATTGCCAAGACGATGTTTAAGCATTGTGAGTCGTCGAAAGTGGGTGTTTTGGCGGTAATGATGGTTGCTGCGGGTAGTGCGCGGGCCTCGGGCCTTGATAAGCATAACGCGATGGACATGTTTTTAACGTTTTACAACGATGCAACCAATTTCATGCTGGATGAATAGACGCTTGTTGGGATGAATAGCCACTTGTTGGGATGAATAGCCACTTGTTGGGATGAATAGCCACTTGTTGGGATGAATAGCCACTTG